TAAAATCGGTCAGTTTGACGGTGGAACCACCGTTACTGTGGCGTAAAGGAGATAACCACAAATGGCTAGCAGCATAATCAACCGCCACTCAACCTTGGCAACAGACCCGTTACGCTCGTTTCGGTTTTTTGCTCAGTTTGAGGCAGCTAAAGAAGGTGGCGTGTTTAATAACAAACTCGTTACTTGGTCAGGCGGCTTTAGCAACATCAGTGGTTTGAGCGTTAATACTCAGGCCATCCAATACCGTGAAGGCGGTTACAACACCACAGTACACCAGGTACCTGGCATGACTACCTTTACACCAATCACATTACAGCGTGGAGTTCTTGACGGAAACGACCAAGCAATCACATGGATGCGCGGCTTATTTGCTGCGTCAGCTGGTGAAGGTCTTGCTGTTTCTACAGGCAAAGGCTTCCGCGTAAACATTAAGGTCTTTGTTGCAGACCATCCAAACTCTGGACCAACAGACATTCAGAGATACAAGATGGGCTTCAAGATTCATAACGCTTGGATTACTGCGCTAAACTATACAGACCTTAACGCAGCAGACGGAGCAATCTTGTTTGAGTCAATGACTCTTGTTCACGAAGGACTATCAGTGTTCTTTACTGACGACGATGGCAAAGACCCAGCAGGACTTATTTCGTAATTAAAACTACCTTTAGGAGTATAAATCGTGCCAGACATTATTACCGATGCAGAACTTGTAAATAAATTTGCAGCTAAGGCGATGGAGGAGCCTGCGCCTGTTATTAAGACGCGGGCCCCTTCAGAGTCAGAAGTATCTTTGCCAGGTGGCTTTGTAGAAGCCAACGGTGAAGTAGTAAAGACAGTCGAAGTAAGGGAACTTACTGGAGCTGATGAAGAAGCAGTTGCTAAAGCTGGTTCTTCAGGCAAGGCACTAGATGTGCTATTGCAAAGAGGTCTAGCAAAGATTGGGTCAAGGTCTGTAGAAAAAGAAGACCTAAACGCATTACTTGCAGGAGACCGTGACGCAATCCTTTTAGGTATTAGAAGGGTTACGTTTGGAGATGATATGGAAGTTGGCTTCCGTTGCCGCACCTGCGGTGAAGAACAAAGAGCCGTATTGTTTCTAACTAAAGATGTGCCAGTTGTTTCTCTAGAAGACCGTGTCCAAGAGGGCACTTTTGAAATTGAAACAAAGAAAGGCACAGCTGTTGTTGCTTTACCTAATGGAATTACACAACGTAAGTTGATGGAAAACATTGATAAGACAACCGCAGAAATTAATACGCTATTACTATCTGGATGCATTGTTTCACTAAACGGCTCACCATCTTCTGGAGCTTCTACTGCCCTATCACTAGGTATGGCAGACAGAACCAAAATCGTTGATGAAATTATCAAACGTAACCCAGGCCCACGCCTAGGGGAGGTGAAGAAGGCTTGTCAGGCATGCGGCGAAGATATTCTTCTGCCGTTAAGCTTGCTTGATTTGTTTCGCCTTTAGCGAAGCAGATTACGAAAGTCTTCTAGACCAATACGAAATCTTAACTAGGACTTTCGTTGGTTGGACACTTACAGAAATTCGTGGGCTCTCACCTAGAGAGCGCATGAACTGGTTAGAGCGGTCAAAAAGGACACGATAGTAAATGGATTCTAAACAGAGCCTGAACCTCGGTGGTTCATCACATAGTGGTGCCGCCGCCTCAAACATGCAAAGGTTTGAGTCAGCTGCTCGAGGCGCACATACAAACTTGCTACAAATGGCAAGCACGCTTCAGAGCAGAGTTTTGCCATCCCTTGCTTCAGCTGAAGCAATGCTTAATCGTTTTGGCAGCAGGGCTCGTAATGCTTTTTCTGGTATAGGTGGCGGCGGTAGTTCTAATACCGTAATGGCTCAGCCAACTTTTTCAAACCCTGGTAACACTACAACTCCTGGCGGACCTACCCCACCATCTGGTGGCGGAGGTGGCGGTGGAGGCGGCACAGCGCCTGCGGCTGGTGGTCAGGGGCCAAGAAGCAATTCAGTATTTCAACAACCTAGTGGTAACACTGCTGGAACAATTGCAGCAGCTGCAGTTACCGCTGGTGGTCTTGCCATGCCTACGACTGATGAAGCGTTTAGGATGCAGCTTTATACCGCACGCGGCAGTTTGGTTTTTGGTCCTTCATATGGAAGAGCTGGTGGCGGATACAACGGTGTAGGTCAATTTGTTGGTGGCGATGATTCTCGCAGAGCAAGTTCTTACAACGACACAAGAGATTTATTAAACCGCATGGCAAAAGGCGGAACTGTAAAAGATGAATTTGATGCCGCACGTTCTTTGCAAGTTATGCGACAAAGCGGTTTGTATGGAGGCTCTGCAGCTAACGCAGCAAACCTTGCTATGGGTGCCTCTCAAATGTCAAACTTAACTCCAGGTATTGGTGTTGAAGGCGCTATGCAAGCGCAAGGAGCCGTTCAAAGAGGACGCTCTGTAAATATGTTAAGAGCTGTTGGTATCCGTATTCGCGATGACCAAGGCAATATGAAACCTCTTCCACAAATTATTGACGAACTGTGGATGAAGCTTGAAAGAGAAAAACGTAAAAATGGTGGAAGTGGAAGCACGCTAAGAGACGTGCAAATATCTTTGCAACCTGGTAACGCTCTTGCAACTATGTTAGATAACCTGTTTGGCAATGACCCATACTTAAGAGCCCAGGTTGAAGACGGTCTTTTGTTTAAAGCTCAAAGTGGTGGCATGAGTATGAGCGACCCAAGAGCTAAAAAGAAAATGGAACAATTAAACTTTACAACTTTTGCTGCAAGTATGCAGAGCCAAAGAACAGCCCAGGCTGCTGAGTTCATATCAAGAACCGCACCTATGATGGCGGATTCAAAGGGAAGAGCAGACCAAATTCTTTCTTACATCAGTGGCTTCTTTACAGAGGTTGAAAAGTTTACTGGATTTATTTCTACACTTGGTTCTACCAAAGGTTTCTTTGAAACCCTTGGCGGCGGCGGCAGAGGTGGTATTGCTGGATTCTTTGCATCACTAATTCCTAATCCAATAGCCTCAGCTATATCAGGCATATTTAAAGCTGACGGTGGACCTGTTGATGAAAAGCGTCCCTATATTGTGGGAGAGCGCGGACCCGAACTCTTTGTTCCTGCAGAAGATGGCGTAATCATATCTAATGATGATTTAAAGAATTACCCGTTCCGACACACTGGTGGAGTTGTACATGGTTCAAAGAAAGGCCAAATTGAACTAAACGATAAGTCTTCTAATGAAGACTTTGCTAAAGCAATGCTTATGCATTTGAACGCTCCTTTAACAAAGGATGCTATTGATGCATTAAAGATATGGCAAAACTTTGAGGGTGGACATTTCCAAAACTCTGCAAAATATAATCCATTAAACACCACACATAACAAATACTCTAATAAGTCTATGAACCATGTTGGAGTTAAGGTCTATGACAGCTGGGATGATGGACTACACGCAACTATTGAAACGCTTACTGGTGCAAGAGCTGGAGCTAGAGGCTACGCCGATATTGTAAAGGCTCTTCAATCTGGAGCTAGTAAAGAAGAAATTCTTGCTGCAATTAATAACTCTGCGTGGGTTACGGGCAAGACGGGCGAGAACCCATATAAGTTTGGTAAAAATCAATCGGCATCTGATTGGGCTGGCTTCTCTGGCATGTCTCCAAAAGATGGTGGTTTGATTTCTGGCACAGACAGATGGGGCGGATTCTTTGATGAGTTTACAAAAGGTTTTTGGGATAGCTCAAAGAAAGCCCATTGGGATTAGCTGAAGCTCTTAAAAAGATTCTTTCAGATAAAGACTTATTCAAACAGGTAGCGGGGTCATAACATGCCACTTCCATTAGCCGTTCCTTTAGCTCTTGGTGCTATTCGTGTAGGCACTGCTGTTATTGCACGTTCTAGAGCAGTAAGTTCTGCAAAGATTGCAGTAAACGTTGCTACTAAATCAAAAGCTGGTGGCACAGTAAAAACTGTTGTTAATAAAACAGTTAAGAATCCGTCAGTTAAAACTGTAAGCGTTAGCGCTAAGGCAGCAAAGACAGGTAAGGCAGCAACAGCTGTAGCCGCACCATCACTTGTAACTAGAGTTTTAGGTTTTACTAGAGCTGCTGGACCAACAGCTGGTCCTGTGGGAACTGGGCTCTCTGCTCTTGCTGGTAGTGCTGCTTGGTATTTAACTAATAAAAATAAAAATAAAAAAGCTGGGTTAGGAAATAGACCTCTTGGTCAAGGAAGTAAAAAGGGCGGTAAAGGAAAAGACAGCGCCTCTGGAACTCCTCCTACCCCACCAACACCTACACCAAACAACTTTAAATTTAACTTGCCGCCACATAGCTGGAGTCTTCCAGTAAGACCTCAGGTAGTTGTGCCTGGCGTTACCGCTGGTTCAGACAACGGATTAATAAAGCACGGACTTAGAAGAGGAAGACTTTGGTTTTTTGATAACGCGGGAATCATGTCTACCTATAACTATGATACAGGTGAGGTAGAAAGCTCTAGAGACAAAGCGGCAAAAAGACTTGAAGACGGACAATACAAAGGCTCTCAAAGTGCTATAACCCTTTCTAAAACTATGTACAACTATGGGTTTCAGTTTTTATGGAACCCAGAAACAATTGCTCTTAGTGTAAATAGAAACATGGACGTTACCCCAACGGCTGCAGACGTCTATACATCTGTGTCTGGAGCATTTCCTGGACAGGAAAGTATTTCTTTTACAGTAATCTTAGATAGAACAAATGACATGGCCTGTATAAGAAGTAAATCTATTGCTGACACTGGCACTCCTTTGAGTACCTTAAACAACATTGCTTGGAAAGAGTTTACATCTTATTACAATAGCGGTAAGCACCCGTTAGCTAATAATGAGCCGAGTATAGAGTCGCAGATTGAAGAGCTCTCACGCATAGGAACTATGCACGATATTGAGTACCTATTAAAAGCTATAAACGGAGATGGTGTAAGTGTTCAAAATCAACCTGGTGGGTGGAAAAACCTTTTAGGAAAATCTACAGCTGATATTGGCTACCTTCAACCTACACTCCTAGCTTTTGAATTTGGAGGGGACCCAGTAGACCCAACAAATCAAAGTGCTCTTTCATACGTAGGTTGGATTAGTTCTTTATCTATTAACCACACCGCATTTACGGAGGGCATGGTGCCGATTAGAAGTACCGTATCAATTGCCTTTGACTGTTTTGCTGGTTCAGCAATGGTATAGGAGTAAACATGTCTATATATGCAGGCTCTCGTTACGAATACTCAACTATAGATTTTTTCTCTGTTGTGCCTGGAGAATCTGAAAACCCAACAGTTTTTTATGAGTTTGATGACCTTGGGCTTACCTCTTTTCAAAATCATATGTATTTGTCTGGTGAACGTCTTGACCAGCTAGCTTACAGATATTACAGCAGACCTGAGCTGTGGTGGGTTATTGCTGAATACAATCCGCAAATCAATGACCACGACAACATACCTAATGGAACTATATTAAGGATACCTAGTGTCTAATTACGTATCTGTTACATTTCCTAACGCATCTATTGACCCTACTTACGTATACTCATTAACCCTGCAACAAAAGTTTTATGAACATGAAGTTCTTTCTATGACATTTAAAGATTGGGCATACTCTTTTGACAATGTTAAACCAGGTACTCCTGTTGAAATACAAATGCGTTCTGCAAAAGATAGTAGAGAGTTTTATGGGTACGTTCACCACGTAGAAGCAGATAAAACTCCTGGAAGAGACTTTGCTACAGTTCACTGTGTTGGCGGGTCTTTTCCTTTAAAACAGTCTAGCCAACTGTCATACAAAAACGTAACTGCAAACATGGTTGTAGAAGAGATAGCAAACAAGCATGGACTTGTAGCAATTGCTGACCCTCATCCAAGACTGTTTCCACAGATAGCTCACCCTGGACTTACTGACTGGCAGATGTTAGTAAAACTTGCAAAACAAGTTGGGTGGGGGTTGCGCACTGAAAACACAGAAGTATACTTTCAGCCTTTATTAGAAGACTATAAAACATATAGAGCTCAAGCACCTAGATTTTTTCAAAGACCAGTTGGTCATGGGTTTGGCGGTATATATAGTTTTAATCCCGTTGTTGGTGACTCTATAAATTATGACGGAGATGTCAAAGCAGCAGTTGCTGTTGCTGGCGTAGACAAAACTACAAAATCAGCAGTGAAGTCTGCTAAACAAAAAAGACGTAAAGTTACTAGACGAAGCTCTCAAGATGAGTTCTTTGATAGGTACAACACGGACGCTGTTGCTCCAAGCCTTGAAATAATGGAGTATGAGGCTGAAGCAGCTGAACTTAGAAACGCATTTCCGTATAGAGCAACTGTAAAAGTAATTGGACAGACTAGATTAAGACCAGGCATGCCTGTATTTTTAGGCAACCTTGGAAAAGATTATTCTGGTTTTTGGACAGTACTAGGAACCGAACACCATTACGAAGAGACTCAAACAAAGGTATACACCTATACAACAACCCTTACGGTTGGTACAGATTCCCTTGGGGGAGCAGTTCGTTGGGAAGACGGACAGACTATAGACGCTCCTGAGGCAGCTCCAAAAAGAGTTGTTGTTCCAGGCAAACGCCAAACTAAAAAACGACCAAAAACAAAATTAGTTAGAACTGGTATAAAGGTCGGACCTCAAACAAAAGGCAGTTTTGGAAAAATTAAAAATAGGCCTAAGATAGTTACTGCTAAAAATAGCACAGCTGTTTGGAAGACTGGTTCTAAAAACCTTTCTAAATCAAAAGCGCCTACTACAGAAAAAAGGCGTTCACCAGCGGTAACAGCTAGAGTGCAGAGAGCCGCAGCGAGGACCAGATGAAAAACTATAACGAAAAGTTTTTTGGAATCTACGAAGGAATATGTTCAGACGTAGATGACCCAGACAAAGAAAACAGGATTAAGCTGCAAGTTCCACAGGTTCTTGGAGATGATATTACTGAGTGGGCTAGGCCCTGCCTGCCTGTTACATCTAACAGCAATCACCCAGACCATAAAAAACATTTAGCATCTGAGGTTGCAGCCTTGTTACAGGCCCATGCCAACCACTCAGAAACTATTGGCACTACCTCAAACGGTGTGCCTGGGGTTACTGGGGGCGGTTCACATAGCCACTCCATAACTATTAACCTAGCTCATACTAATAACCACACAGGTAAGACTCCAGATACAACCTACTACCTAGACCATCCGCACGAAACCGACCCTGATGAAGATAACAAACACAACGACGACCAGGAGATAACTACAGACCAACCTCACCACACGCCACATAGACTTGTCCCAAAAATTGGGCAAAAGGTATGGGTTATGTTTATAGGTGGGGACCCTAATTTTCCAGTATGGATGGGAGTTGAACTTTAATGGAAACACCAGCAGCAATATCTTTGCCGTTCTCATTTAACTCTAACGGCTCTTTGACTGTTTCTACAGACCCAAAGAAAATTTGGCAAGACCGAGTAACAATTGCGGTCATGACCTATTTTGGGGAAAGAGTGATGCGCCCTAACTATGGAAGCGGTGCGAAGGGTGCCGTTTTTGAAAATGCAGACGCTGCTGCGGCCGTTGTTAATGAGGCTGTAAGCAAAGCTTTTTCTGTTTGGCTATCCCCACTTAAACTTACAAATATTAAATATAGGTATGAGGGCAACCAAATTGATACCTTTGAAATCTTTTATACTTACGGCGGCGGGAGTATATCGGAGAGTGTAACTATCAATACTGCTATCCTAAGCAGAGCCGCGGAACAGGTACTGGAGGTTAGATAATGGCAGAAGAAAACTATATCCCGCAGGTTGACTATACCTCTAGGGACTATGCAGCTTTAAGGGAAGACCTAATTGATTTAATTCCCTTCTACGCCCCACAGTGGACTAACAGAGACCCATCTGACTTTGGCATGGCCATCTTAGAACTTTTTGCTTATGTTGCTGATGGTTTACAGTTCTACATTGACCGAACTGCAAACGAGTCATTTATTGATACTGCCAGCCAACGTGAAAGCGTCCTGCAAATTGCTAAGCTTTTGGGTTACACCCCAACTAAAACAACACCGTCTACTGTTCTTCTTACGTTCCAAAATTCCACAGCAAGTATTATTACTGTGCCTGCAAAAACTAAAGTTGCAGCTAACGTAACAAATAATGGAGTTGTTACTCAAGTAATATTTGAGACAGACTCTGCAGTAACTGTTCCAGCTAAAGCTGGCGGAAACAATGGTTCTGCCACAGTTATAGCAACACAGGGTGAGACTGTATACGATGAAGT